CTACCTCACAAGAGTAATGAGACCATTCAAAAGCAGATCATTCGTCATATCTGATGTCGGAGTATATCCAGCGCGTGGAACCACACGGTATTGCAATTTTATGGGATCATTTACTAGAAAATTAGCGGTGGATATATTACTAGTTATGGAGGATTGACGACTCACAAGAGAGCCTCTTCCAGTGTCCCTTGTGACTGAGTACACATTGGGTAACGCTTGTGTCGCGTTGGCTGAATCATTTTGCCATGCTGAGCCAAGGGACGCGTAAAACCCTGTTCGGACATTGTACAAACCAATGCTTGCGGTATAAGTCAAGGTAGACGAAGGGTCTAATCGTATAATTCTATTTTGCGCCGCTGTATTGGGATGTAGGTGTATTATGAGCTGTCGAATGTCAGTAGAGAAGTCTACGATATCGTAGGCTAAATCTGCTGGAACTGCTACGGGACTTATTGACAGCTTAAACGCTGACAGCTCTTTAAATGTAGACGGAGAGCTTACAACCATAGATCCCTGAATTCCAAACATAATCATTCCTTGCGGTATGTTATATGGCTGGAGGTTAGGTTCTTCTACGACATATCTTGTGCTTCCGTTGTGGTAGCCTGCATCAGATGAATTAACTACTACCGCAATTTCTCCAAATGATGATTCATCTAACGTTGCAGGTAGATACTGGCCAGCCTTACTCACCATCGTTCCTACGCCATTGTAAATCGCTCCAGCGCTGAAACCGACTCCTTCAAGTACTTGTGATGCCTTGGCATTCCCGGGCGTATATATAATAGCCATTGTAACACCTCCATCTGTTATTAGCAGTCAATAATCGAGCCTGACGCATAGACTGCGTTTGCTGCACTACACTTAATCAAAAGGCTTATTGGGCTATCTGAAGTAGCAGCGAAGAAAGCAACGGGTAGAGAGTAGCTTCCTATAGGAAATACATCGTCTACGATTACCGTGCTCTGTACTGCAGAGGCATGATCTTTGTAAGTAGCTGTTACCTTTACACTAGAGGCAGCAGTCAGACGTAAGTACACTCTCGCCTCGAAGTTACCACTCTCCGCAAGCGTACGTGCCAGAAAGGCAAACTCAGAAGTAGTCGTAACGAAGTAATTTGTCGAACTAGCTTTTCCATATTGCGGAGTCAATGCTGGTGTTACCGCATTGAAGATACCTGTTTCAGAGGTAATCAAACCCATCTGCCAGCCTTTCTCCCAGCCTGTTATAGCACCAAAAGCGGCTGTGAATTCAGATACCTCTATGTGTGTAATACCCCATATAGTAGTGAGGCTTCCTAACAGAATGCAGTTGTTCGTACCATCATGAGCTAAACGAACTCGATCAAATGGAACTCTACCATTTAACATAGCACTGACGTTAGCCCAAGCAGGAGTAGTAGAGTAGTTGTAGCCACCTAGAATCAATTCCCAAGCACCTTTGCCTAGGGTATAATCATACCCTTTTATTTTGATACTCATCATGGTATTGCTCCATGTTTTAGGTAGTGTGATTTTAATAGTCCCTGTAGCAGTACCAGTAGCATTATACCCCACTAAGTTACGGTAGCTATAGAAAGAACCATCATAGTTCCTAACATGAGCAGCAACCATAGTTCCCCCAGTACTACTGATACTAGTTGCCCAGGGTGTCCAAGTATTAGACCCTGTTCTGATTCTGGTCTGTGCTGCCCCTGTTGTGACATCAACTGCTTCTTGCTTTATAAAAGGACTGCTCCCATCAGTTCTTGATACACTGACTATTCCATGCAATATAGTAGGCGGTGCATTCAATAAACCTGTCGCAGCGCTCATGGCATAAATGCCATTGTTTGTAAGCGTATTGAAGTCGGTGTTGTTTGCTATCGGTGTTCTAGTCATGAACAACGGAGCATCATTATACCCTGTCCACATTGGAACCCAAGCCGACCAAGCACCATTGTTCACTTTACGACGCACATACGTGTTACCCAAGGTTCCATAGAACATCTGCCATATCCAGTTAGTACTTGAGTCGTGCGTTTCACCAGAACTCAAGTGGATTAGCACCTGTCCATATTCGGTAGGTGATGGGCTTCCTGGAATCCCTGTTGATACGCTATAAGTGCCCGCTGTAAAGGCTGAATCTAAATTAGAAATTCCGCCTGTTGCACCTAGAGAACTGTACGTGTTAACTCTCGGTAGCTTGGCATTAGTGTCCAGGCCCCCGTAACCGCTAGCTTTGTTCTTCTTACTGGTAGTCTCAATTTCTTCCCATGCTCCCCAAGCACCCTGATACACGTTCCGTGTATAGATAAACATCTCCCCTGTGCCGGGAATTCCAAAAGTAATGAACCACTGGTTTACGCCGTTGTGCCGCGACACCCGTAGGTAGAATGCAGCCGATGCGGGTTTATTCGCAATAGTAGCCGCTATAGATGATGTTCCTTGGTAATACTCCCCTTCGGAAGTGTACGTGTTCAGGTCTGCACTAGCAGGAATCTCTACAGCCTTACGTGCGATGTTAGAAGGAATCTGAGTATCAGGAACTTTAACATTTGCATCTAGTCCAGCAACACCGTTGGCAGCTCCTTTGTCTGATTTAGGAATAGACGCATTCTTTGCGTTTGTTTCAGCAGCATTCCACGCAGTACGCTCTGCTGCGGTGAGATGTACTACGGTGTTATCTACGTGAACCTTGGTTGCTGCTAACGTAATGTCAGGTGCGTCGAATGGATTAGCTTTACCTGTGATGGCTTTGAAGTACTTGGTAATCCAAGAGAACCACTGAGTGATCGAACCTACTAAACCATATGCTGTTGTAGTATTAGGATCCGCAGTACGATTACCTATCGTTGTATCTGTAGCCGATCCCGCAGCACCAGCTCCAGGAATGAGCCCGGCCAACTTCGCCTTCTCTGCAGAAGAATAATCCTCTGTTGAAAGTTGTTTGCCTGATACCTTGTCCACTTTTCCCGAGAGCTGATTGGTGACTGTGGCCGCAAAGTTTGGATCATTATTCAGTGCATCTCCGATTTCCTTTAGTGTATCCAGAGCATCCGGCGCGGCCCCGACCACAGCTTGAATACGCTGGTCAGTCTCCGTTTTGCTGTAAGTAGATGACTTATCTGCCTTTGCAAGTAGCGCGGTATCTGCATAGGTTTTGGCAGCTGATAGAGCAGCATCTGCTTTAGTCTGAGCACCTGCAGGTGTCTCCTTGGCTTTCCATTCCGCTCTTTCAGCAGCCGTTATGTGCTTAACCGTATCTTTTTTATGTGTATCAATATCCGCAGCGTTTTGATCTGCCAGTTCATGGACGGTCTCAATACCATCTTCTATGTGATTCAAACGCTGAGATGTAAGACGTGTACCTTCTTGGACCATTTCGTACAAAGGCCGCCCGGTTTGCGGGTCAGTCTTTTGCTTTCCCGAGGAATCCTTTATCGGCTTGGTCAAGTCGGGAATCTCGTCCTTCCACTGCTGTTTGTTATACACCACCAGCATTCGCCTCCAATCTCAAAACAAATTCAAAGGTAATCAAAAACCCCTTATCGTTTTTAGTTACGAGAAGGGGTTGTTCTGCCAGTATGTTGCCTTCAGCATCCAGCAAGGCTGCGCCTAAAAGTTGTTTGCCGATGGCTTGCGTCTCCATTATATAAATGTACTTTCGAACAGACATACCAGACACAATTGTGTTGTAAATAGGATACGTCGTCTGAACGCCTCCTATATTCACCCGCGCGCTGACGATGTGGCCATTCAAATTCGAAATCAACTTCTCCAGAAGCAACTGCTTAATAACGTCTGCCATTCTACCCTCCCCCAAACGGCACTTCAAACCCACAAATTGGGAAGTCTACTCCATGCGAGTACCCAGTACTTTTATATTAATGACCTGCGTCGGAACTGCTGAACTCAATACTGCTCGACGAATATGAACCGGACGCACGTATTCAAAATCAGCCTGTAGACCTGCCATGTTAAACGGTTGAACTAAGGAAAATTCAAAATGGATCTCTTTTGCTAAAAAATCCTCTGAAACACTTATCAACTTACCATGCTGATTCCCCAGTTCTCGCAGCAGAGGAAGCTTAAAAGGACGATCGCCCCAGCGCTTTCGGCGTATCGCCTCTCTACGCTCATCATCACTTCCCTCTTGAGTCTTCCGGAAGTACATCCATTCCCAGATCCACAACGCCCAGGTTGATCTCCTGAGGATAAACTGATTACTCAGATCGTCTATCGTCTGCAGGCGATCATCCATTTCTTTCTCAAAAACTGAAAAATGCCGGTCTGCCATATCGATCTCATACCAATACGGCGGCAGCATTTCCCGATATCTAAGCGGGATCATAACAAAACCACTTCCACTCTCAAAACAGATGACAACGGAAGAACAATATCCTCTACATCACCATTAAGGGTTAGATTCTCGTAATCCTCTACGCCAGGTAGCAGTAGTAAGGCAGCCACATAATTGTATATTAGTTTGGACCGTCCGCTTGCGTAATCCAATACACGTTGCTGAATGGTTGCTGCCAGCACAGTAAGATCTGTACCGCTAGACGTTAGCAAACGTGTCTCTAAACGTACATTAAAGACCGGAGCCGGATGTACCAATAAGTCATGCCCAGCGATCCGCCGCTCCTCCCACATCCATGCTTTGACCGTCTCAGCAAATTCCTCAGTAATTGGCTGTCCGTCCAGGTCGGTCAAGTAAAGATCAACGGAATTGTCATGCCGTTCTTTTTCACGGGCAATGGCTCCACCCACACCTGCCATCTCAGTGGCCCAGGTTTCATAATCTTTGCGACGTCCGCTCCCAATTTCGGTAGCAGCACGTTCAAGCATACGCAAGCGAAATGTATCATCACTCTCACCTTCCTTGCGCGTAAGACCTGCAGCCCATCCGTGACCATCGAGATACTCAGAGTCCGCCCAGATGGGAAAGCCCTGAAGGAATCCATAAGTCCATAGCATTTGCTGTTCGGCAAGCTCTAACGCAAGAGGGTACCACAAATCATAAAAGTACTCCCCTTCTCCTGTTGGCGGCGGTGGTAACCCTCGTTCAAGCGCCAGGGCAATGGCACGGTTCACCCAACGTTGATAGATTTCCTCTGGCTCTTCTTCTAGGATAGGCATGTAGGGGAGTGACGGTAAATCACTCAGTTTAATGGTCATACACTAATCGCCTCCTCCAGTTCCACTTGACCCGCTAAGCCAGTTATCAATATTCTAAGATGCATATCCTGTCCTTCTCGCACCATCGATCGCACCTCAGCACGCACAATCTCGGTATGAGCAGTCAAAGCTTCCTCCATATCTCGTTTGATCTCTACATCTTCCCAAGTAGACCACTCCGATCTCTCCACGCCAACTTCTTCCCCATACAAGACATAACGAAAGCGTTCTGTATTAAGGATTTTGAGCGCTGTCTGAACCAAGTACTCAGCATAAGAACCAGTCTTCTTTGGGTGGCCATCTTCAGTAAGAACGGCGCGCCGGTTACGATAATCGATAACATAGGTCCATTTGTTGGCCGAGACAACCGATTCTGTCAGCTCGACTTCTCCGATGTCCGATATGTCCAATTCAGGAAATAAACTATCCGCCACTGCTGCTCACATCCTTTCCGAGCACATAATACCGCTGGCTTGTCATGCGAGAAACAATAAGCTGATCTCCAACCTTCAGGGGGCTGGGAATCGTTAGGACACCGGTTAACTTTGAAACCTCAAATTGCTCAACCTCAAAGACTGCATCGATACGGCGTTCCTGCAGATATGCTGCAAAGACCAGTTTATCTGCAGGATAAGGTTCCGGGTCACCTTCTACCTGTATTTCCGGTTTACTTGGCCAACTCAATAATGTCGCACGTTCGGTATCTCGAGCGTCAATATGACCTTTCGTCTTTTCCTTCAACAAATTCAAAGCATCATTTAGCAACGTTACTCCCTTCTTTCCAGCTCAAGCTTCACAGTGTATAACCCATTCTTAAAACTGCTCTCAGCGGACTCTACAATCCATTTGGATGTATGGTCCGTTTTTATCAGCACCATCCAGCCAGCACGAAGCCCTGTCAGTGTGTGGTCTTCATGCTTTACAGTAATCTTCTTAATCTGCTTCGCCTGCGACAAAGCCTTCAGGCGCTGCGTAGCAATCGTGGCCGGATCCTCATCTTCTTCCACTTCGATGATTTCTTCCATTCGACCCATGGCTTGAACTGCACCGGCTGCCGTCTTAGTAACTGATGAAGCAAGCTTATCGTCCTTATACTTCTGTGCGGTGACAACCGTATAAGTCTCCTCAATGCTATAGCCGGCGGTACTGGCTTCCATCTGTTCTGGAATGAAGACCGGAACAAGTGTGTTCGTCCCTTCCCGAACCACATGTAGGTAGAAACTCGAATCCGTCCGGACTACATCTACATGATAACGGTAGCCGCTCCGCTCATATGCCTTTTGTAACACATCCAAGATAACTTCTGAATGGAACATCGTGCCATAGCGTTCATCTAGGTTAAATCCTAACGAAGGACAACGAAAATCAATTCCAGTAGTCTTGATATAACGCTGAAGCTCTGCACCGGCCTCGCCCTTCAGGTATGGTCGTGTGCCTTTGTTCTTCGCTAAATACCAGCTCATCTCCCGAGCTTCAACCTCCCATTCATCCGTGAACTCATTTTGTTCATACTTGATGATGGGCCCGTGAAAAAACTGGTTTTTGTGATGAAGCACTCCCATGCCTTTTAGCCGCGACGAAAAGCACATCAGCATGCCGGCTACCTTCAAATCAGCAGCGTTGCGGAGTCGAACAGTTGCGCTACGTGCGATTTCATCTCGTGCTGAAGACCAGGACAATTCAACTGCCGCATCCGTTAACAGCTGCCGGTTACTCTCCTTTCCGTAAAGGATCGCAAAATTGTCCATTTTAATCCCACCTTTTATTTTTTAACACTAGAGTTCTTGTCCAGAATTCGTTCCTTTTGAGCCAAATAATCAAAGTTTCCCTTTTTATTGTCGGCAGCTGTTTTTGCTTCGGCTTTCTTCTGTTTATCACTCTTCTTAGTTTTATTTTTACTATCAGTTTTACCGGTTGTATTAGGTCGACTTTTGGATGACTTGGTTATAATTACGCCAGGCTTTAAGAGCTGCTTGGTATTGGAGTACGACACGATTTTAACTGGGTTAAACTCGACAAAACTAAAAGTGATATGCAGATTCGCCTGGCCATCTTTATAAGTCGCCTCGGAACTCTCAAACCACATGGTTTGCGAAAAGAGCGATTCAAAGTTAATAACAACCGGCTTGAGCTTCCATTCCTCCATCAGCTTCCAAGCCTGTTCAGGAGACTGGTAAGCGACCGTCTCTTTTCCGGTTTCCCAAAGTTCTTCCCAGGCTCGCGGGAAGATCACAGAAAAAGAGACCCTCTTCAGCTTCGAAGTGAGTCTCTTACTTGTCTTCTCTTCACCTGTGATCACTACAAAGGAATCTATCTCATTGCTGCTAGTGATATGAATCTCTGCGGGTGTAATTGGAAATGTGAAGCGATTCTTATCACGTATCATGGTCAGCATGATTTATCCCCCACTCTCCAGTGCATTGTACAACTCTTCGCCGAAAACCTTGCGGAACAACGCTCGTCCCTGTGGACTAGTCAGCATCTTGGCGAATTCAGTAAAGTTGGTAATTCCCTTGGCCAGTTCACCAAAATTGACGTTGATGTTCTCAATTACGATATCGCGGATCGCTGCAGGTGCCTGCGCCAATGTCTTCGCTACCGGGATACTGGACGATCTCATACCTACCGCACCACCATCTGCGTAAGGACGAACTCCAAGTAAGCTCCCCGCCTGTTCCCACAATGCTCTTCCTCGTTTACTCCGCTGCCGCGAAAGTGGAATGATCATCTCTGGACCGGCTTCACCAACCAGGCCCATGTGTGGAGAACTGATCAAGCCACCATCGGCATACTTCTTCTTGCGCTTTTTCCGACGGCCAAAGAATCCAGAAATGCCATCATACATTTTTGTGGCCAGCTTCTCACCGCCGATTGTTCCTAATAGCCCCCCAATTGCACCGCCAACGGCTGTACCGACACCAGGCATGAGGAAGGTTCCTAGCATTGCACCCGTTGCAGCACCACCTAATATCCCTCCACCAATTCCACCGGCTACTTTAGCAGTTTGCCTTCCACGTTTGCCTTTTCCAGCAAAGAGGATATCCCAAGCATCCATAGCGTATCCAACCGGTCGAACCACTTTACCCATGAGCTTTGTTCCCCTGGCGAAGTTTTTCATCTTAGCGGCTTGTCTGCGCAACTCATGACCGGTTGCCCGTATCTTATAAGCATCAGTGAGGCTGCTGGCTTTACTCATCGCCTTGGTGTAACGCTTCAGACCTTGCCTTTTCACCATTTCAAGAGATCCGTGAATCCCTTCGGCATATCCAGCTCCGTAACCTATATTATCGTTGTTATCATCAATGTAGGCTTTAGCCTTGTAAGCTTGAGTTCGGAAAGGCTGCGCACCAACAATCCCTCCGTTTGCGTAAGCCCGAACGCCCAACATTGCTCCCGCACGTTCCCACAGTTCCACCCCGCGTTGCCGGCGCCCTGCAGAGAGAGGAATAATGGCCTCCGGTCCAGCTTCACCAACCAACCCGATATGAGGTCGAGTAATAATATCGCCGTTCGCATAAGCGGCACCACCACTGGAATTGGTAAGACTCGAGGTAACAAAAGATTTCGCCGCACCTGCTCCAGTCAGGGTGTTCAGAATACCCATAGCACCGATTGCTGTCGACTTAAGTTCAGGGAATTTACTCTGCATCCCCTTGGAAATCCTCGTAATAATGGTACTGCCCCAGCTTTCACTCTGACTCGTAACTGTTTGTATCGATAGCAGCTGCTGCTTCGTCTCATCCGTCGCCGTCTTTACTGCGGTCCCGATTCCGAGCATACTCGCTCCCGCTGCACTAGCACCCTGAACAATTCCAGCTGTGCTGGTCTTCGTTGTTACACCCAACTGTTGAGTCTGTCCAGCTGTTTTCTGTGCAGCTGCTCCAACAGCCTGCACATTTTGCTGAGCCTTGCCTGATTCTGTGCTTTTCCACGCGCCGACAAATGTATTCTTAATTTTATCAACTGTTTCCTTAACACCACTCTCGTTAACAGCACTGGTCAATGCGGTCTTTAACCCATCCTTGGCCACATTAGCCCGAAAAACGTTGAAAGTCTCCTGTAACTGTTTTTCTCGTTCTGGTGTCAAGTTACCAAAGGTGACCTTGGCTTCAGGCACTACTTTAGCGGTGGCGACAGGCTCTTCCTTCTTCTTTCCTTTACCTGTAATCCAATCACCGATCGAATAGATACCATCTACTGCCTTTTTCGTCCATCCAGCATTATCAGCCATGGAACCAAGCTTTTCTCCAACCCAGCCACCAGCTGCTGCTCCTGCAGCGGTACCGAATGGACCAGCTAATGATCCGACTATTCCACCGATTGTGCCTCCTGCCAAGCCTCCGACTATTGATCCTCCGGTATTGGAAGCTCCAGCCTTTAATCCCTCGTCCTTGGACGCCTGATACAAGCTATACCCGGACATGCCAATACCCGCAACGGTACCTACAACCCCCAATGCCTTTACAGCCTTTGTTCCACCTTTGGCCAAGCCTTTTAAAACTCCCCGCCTAGCTGGTACATCTGAAACATCTGATATGATATCCGGGATTGCTGATGTCCCACGAAGCCGTGCGGTATTACGATAGGTAACTCGTCCTCTTCTTGCAGCAACGTCTGGAATTGCATCGATATCAGGAATATTAGTAGTTCGAGTGCCCCGACGCGCTCTGATCGAGCCACCTGTACCTTTGCCTCCGGTCGTTGTTCGGGTGTTAGAGCCAGCAGCACCGGTGCGCCCGCGCCGGGATAGCCTACCTCCTGAGCGACTACCACGCCCACCAATGGAGCTACCCAAACCACCAGCTTCATTCAGATAAACAACGCTGGCGTTTACAGTCATGGATGATAAAGAGCTCAGGCTGCCACCCAAACCTCCACTTGATCCACCAGTGGTACCACGTCTGAGAGTGAACCTACGGCGGAAAGGAGTGCCTACTTCATCGATTGGGGTTGTTGTTTGTTCTCTTCTCTGACCAATCCAGTCTGTTGCCGTTTTAACACTTTTATAACCCTTTTGGAGTAGTTTCCCTCCTTTCACTGCTACTAACCCTCCAGCAACAACTCCTAAAGCACCATTTATTGAATCGAAATGATCACTATATAGGCTGGTAAGTTTGCTGACAAAACCAACAACTTTCGTTCCTAGCTCTTGTATTTCATCTTTGTTTTCCGTGATCAGAGTATTAAATTCTTTGAGTGCTGGAAGAACTGCTGTTGAAAGATTTGCTCCCAGCTCCTGCATTTGCTGATCGATCTGCGCGCGCGTTTGAATGATATCCTGCATTGGATTTGCGTCCTGTTGAGCTTGAACCATTCTTTCCGTTGTTCCCGCAATACCAGAAGGTGCAGGTTGAAAAGGTACTTGAAAGGTCTTAAGTACAGCACTTCCGTTGTCTTCCGATGTAGCTGATCCAAGGGATACTAGAGAAGCTTTCAACTCACTCTGTGACTGACTGGCTAAATCAGCAACTAGGGCCATTAGTGCACCCTTTGCACGTTGCTCCTCACCGGAGTTAATGTCCCCAGTAAATGAGGCAGCTTGCTTTACTGCGTCGTTCTTACCAGCTCCGCGTAGAGTAAAATACTTCTCCATGTCCCCCGCGTCGAGGGCTTTCACGCCGAATGTTTCTTTGATAAAATCGGCAGGCTTATCGAAATTAAAGGCCCCCTCTTTGACGCTTTGAGTCAAGAAGTTGGCCATCTGGCCGGAGTTTGCACCGGTATTTTTGAAATATCCGCTGTACTCCCAGAAGGTGTCGAAGAGATCTTGCTGTCTATCTCCTACCTCTTTATAGGCATACATCATGCTGTCAGCAACGGAAGCATACGTTTCACGAAAGGTGTCCGAAGATTGTGCCAGCGCACGGTTAATTTCTTCAGCACCGGCATCTGGTCGGATATATTGTATCTTTGACGAAGCACTCAAAAAGTCACTGGCTTGTGATTTATCCCGAACCAGCGGAGCTAGATCTGCTAATTGTCTTGCCCCTTCCGTCTGTGAAGGAATAATGCCCTGAACATTTAGATCTTTCACGGTCTGAAGACCTTGATCACGTGCAGCTGTAGGCAATAAGGCCGCGCTTCGGGAAGCTTCAGAATAGTAATCCATGACATTCCCGAATAATGCGTCCTTGATTCCACTACCTAGCACTAGAGCTCCTGCAGTTGCCGCAATCATTGTAATCTTGGAAGATATACCATCAAGGACTGGGCTAACCTCATCTTGTGCTCTTAAGTGCACCCGGGAATCACTCATTCCGCGAATCTCCGAATCTGCACGAGATGCTGCTCTGCGCAAATCGTCTGCACCGGAGCGAGCTCGTCTGAAAATATCATCAATGTTCGCTCGTCCCAGTCTCCGAGTTTCGTCTGCAGCATCATTGATCCGACTACCTAAATCATCCGCTGCGCTTCGGGATCGCCGAAGATCAGATACAAGGTTGTCCCCCATCTGTCCTGAAGTACGCCGAAAGTCGATTAAGTCATCTGTCGCTCCTCGAATTGCATTTCGCATATTCCGGACAACACCGGAAATAAGATCCTGAGCTTCAAACGGGACTGTCACCTTTGTTGTAGCTGCTATAGTTGTTCACCCCCAACTCGCCTATTTCTTGTTAGCCAGGCGTTTGGCTTCTTCCTCAGCAATCATCCCCGCGGCAAGACAGAAATAATACTGCCGTTGTTTATCCACCTCATAAGGTAGGATTTCAGCTGGCAGCCGCTTCTGGTTAATCCAAAAGGATGCTACCCAGCTTGCTTCTCCGTCTTGCTTGATGAGTTTTTTGCTTCTTTCAGTAGCGCATCTTTCGTCTCTTGAAATTTGTTCACAGCCTTACTTAGCTCAGCGTAGTCAGCAGGATTGTCTAGGATACGCGGTGGTAGTTCATACTTACTGATGCAGTTGAAAGCCAGCAGCAAATCTTTGTTGTTCCAATCGAAATCATGCTCAGTTGCTTTAACGATCATGACATCAATCTCGTTATAGGATTCTTTCGGATCCCCGTTGTCTTCATAGGCCAGCTCATAAGCTCGGCGCACCTCAATAGTGGTAAGGCGGCGTACTGACCAATTTTCTCCGTCTGCTGGCACCGTGACGGTTTCATCGTTCCGACCTGATTTCCCCTTAGATAGATATTTTTCTAATTTATCGCTCATGTATACTACCTCCAATAAGATATTTTTTAATAGAAAAAGACCGTCAAAGTTACGACGGTCTGATTGAGTATTTCGATACTTAAAGTATTAAGAATTTATAAAAAACATAAGAGAATACGACGGCAAATATAAGGGAGGAAATCGCTAAATTTCTTTCACCTTTCCAAGCTCGTAAAGCGTTAGCTATATACAAAACTATCATTCCACCAAATAACACTACTGGATTAAAGCCGGTTAAGTATACAATAATAAATGCTACTACCACACAACTCCAGATAATTTTGAACCATAAAGGATATTTCATGAGGTACCTTTTAAGCATAACCTGCCTCTATTCTCTTCGAATTTGTATACATTGTATTCTCTAAATCTTATTACAATTCCTTCCTATTCGAAGCACTAATATGACTACAGGGTGCTTCTAAGAATTCATGCCATATAATCCGGAAACTGTTCAATAAAATCAAAATCATTCGCGGTACCAGACAGTGTGATATCAATGCCATTGTTGTCATCAATCTTGGCAACCAGCAGATCCATTTCATCATGAATATGCACACCGCTGATCATCACCCGTTCTACATTACCTGTCTGCATGTCCTCAAGAGAGCCGGTAATCCGGTCTAGAAACATCGTCTTACCCGCCTTAAAATCAGCTAGGAGCCTGTAACGAAGAGAGGACTCCAGTTTTGACATAACCAACTTTACGGTGATCTCATACCCGACGATCTGTTTCGTCTTAGACATCTTCCGCGCACGGATAATATCCAGTGTCTCCGGCTTCAGGATAACCTCCACTTCTTTAATTGTCTGAATAGAGTCGCCATTGTCATCCTGTACGGATAAATTACGGCCAATAAGTTCGCGTTCCATCGATTACGCCACCTCCCAATCAATATTAAAGATCTCAATCGCGTCCAGCGGTTTTGCAGATAGGGAGAAGTAAGCATAATCCATATCACTTTTCTTCGTTGGATGCTCAGTAAATATAAACTCTGAGTCAATCGCCTTCTGTCCAGCACGAGTCTTCAGATAACTAACGACTGCTGCGATAAACATACCCCGACCATCCTTGTCATTATCCAGCTTAGCCTTGTTTGCTTTGCCAGCAGTGTAGATGTCATTCAGGATTTGGTCAATCGTCATGGAAACTCGAATCTTGCCGAAGTCCTCCCGTTCCCCTGCACCAAGCGTGGTCAATGTGTTCACTGCGGACTCAATAATATAGTCGTAACCATCCCGTGTAGCCATCAGGGTACCCTCAGCCAACCCCTTCAAAACCTCACTATGGCTCCAATCTACTAGCGCTTCAGTCATTGGTACCTTAACACCCGTAAATGATTTATTCGCCGGTGTTCCAGCTGCAAGTCCAGCCACCCATGCTGCCCAGTGAAGAGAACCATAGGTCTTACCATTGGTGTGTTCACCAGCCAAAGAGCAATTGATGATAAACCGAGCATTGGCTGCGCGACTGCGCGTATTATGATCTTCAATGTCATCATCAGTTTCCAATGCCCCTGCAATGACCAGCTGTGCAAGTTTGCGAGCCTTGGTGCGGCGATCCAGCAACCATTGTTTCGCGGCTGCTTGAACCGAAGCTTCAGAGGAAGGCAAGTACACGACATCAAATACCAGGCCATCAATTCGATTAAATATACCGCTCCAATTGGCTGCCGTAATCGCTGCAGTACCGGTAACTCCGCCGGCCAACTTTGTATAGGCAACATCAGCCAGCGTCGTTGCACCTGTGTCCTTAAAACGCACCATGTTGGACTTTTTCAGAGCATTGATAGCTTCAGTTTTATCAGCGACCAAGAACGTCTCAGTATCATAGATACCTTTCGTATCCCGAATGACAATCTCTTTCTTTGTTGCATCCACCAGACTTGCCCGAATTAGGTACTCAAAATCATTTCCACGAGTACCTGGATAACGAGCTTCTATAGTGTAGCTACTAGCTACAGCAACCGAGGCAGCTACCTCATTTCCATTCGTAACTCTATAACCAACTACCGTAGCGCCATTCTCTGCAGCCAGTTCCAACTCATCTACAAGTAGGCCAGATTCCTTGAAACGCTCGGACTGATCCGCCATATCCACTGCTTTATTTGGCAATCCCCACTCCGCTTGATACGGCACCAGCACACGGCCGGATACCGATAAGACACGAGATTTCGCAACCGCCTGCAGCTCCACATACGCCCCTGGTCTATTCCGTTGTATTGACATTCACTGTTTCCTCCTTTGTTTTCAGACCCAAGTAGGCGTCTACTTTCTGAATGACTTCCAGCTGTGACAGCAGGGCATCATCTCTACAATCAAAAAGAGCGCCAGCAATTTCAAAGCGTTCCCGCTTCAAAACCACTGCGCTCTCAATCCATTCCTGCTTTGTTCGCTTGTTCAGGTCATCTAGAACAACATCAACGCCCTGGCGAATCTGTTTTTTTAGGTTCATGCTTTAAATATTCCTCCCTTTTTCCGGACCAAAAAAACCGCCTTTCCTTAGGTGGTTAATGCCGTATTATTGTTCTTCGTTAGCTTAATCATAAATACTCAGAAAATACAAAAAGTAGTAATTCAACAATTACCAATAATCCACTTAAGAGAATTGAGACTAGCGAGCTTGAAACTGTTTTCCAATTATTAATACCACCAAGTCCAAAGACACTCATTAATAAGGAAAATATAGCTAGCCAAAGTATTATTAAATGACTATTAACAGGCAATACAGAGGTGAATCCTGACAGATAGAAACCAACCCAACATAACATCGAGAAAAAAATGGAATAGGTATTAATACTCTTTCTCATATTCATCTCCGTTTCAACTCCTTTCTTATCAATACATCTTGAGTTTATATAAATTTCTGTTAAGCTGCTCGTTAGTTGAACAGGTAGCCAATAATATCGACAGCCTGTTCGTCATGATGCTATCGTTTCCCTTTAGCGCAATGGTTTTTCAGGCGCATTTGTTGAAATTATGCGGAAAATTCATCAATAATTTCTACAACTTCGATTTTTCCGTTAATCAGCAGCTCAGGAAGTTCGTTATTTATATTACCTTTCCAATATTCTCTTGCTTGTTCAATTTTTCGGGAGAAAGGAATTCCATCTTCCTTTGGTAAAAGACTGCCGTCACCTTCAAAGATAGCCCCAATAACCCGAAGTTTCACTATCTGCAAAACCCTTCGATGGTAAGAATCAAAAAGTTCTTTCCATTTCAGAGCGTCTTGATAGCTTTTCGCAGCGTATAAGCAAGACAATCGTGAAGGATATTCAGGATATTCTTGCAGTCTAACCATTTCAACTATTACTTCTCTAATAGCTCTGATAGTTTGCTCCACATATTTAAAAGCTACATCTGCATTCTCTTTATCAAACTTCAAGCCTTCATTTGTATAATGACCGTGTAAGATTTGAACAAAGTCTTCACTTTTGGAATTCAGCTGTTCCTTCTCAAAAAAGAAGTGATACAAGGTATTTTTTTGGTTTTTGTCAAAGCTAATTGTTTGACCTAGGCCATCTTCTTCCTAGTTACAATGTGATAAACATACAATTCTCTTCCTTGCATAGCCTGCCCCCTATTAAACATTGTTAACAAAGGTAAATTCGATATCTACTAGAATTATCCTGCCCGTTAGCTTAACAACAGAATCAAACTTTAAAACAACCTGGCTCAATAAAAAATTCATTAATCTTCTGAACGTGCTGCCCGTTATCTTTGATCACAAGTTTCGGAACATGCAACAGGTATGAATACCGAAACGTAACTTCCATCCGGTCATTCATTGGCCGAGTACGCGGGGCTTCAATAACCATCATGATTCCAAAGCGCTGCGAAACCACGCAGAACCGCCGCTGGCGAAGGTACAGGAAGAACGGAGATAAGTCCAAAGGGAACGGTTCCCCGGCCTCCTCTACCACACTACGGTCGATGTCGTAATGAAAAACCAAACCCACATCCTCGATGATCCGGTCTGCCCGCGGCGTATGAGCCTTGTCAGAGACAAGATCCGTCTCAATGAACACGCTCGGACGATCAAACTGCCCTGCCAGCCAAAGGGAACGATCTCGAAGAATCGGTAGATCCGGGTATATCCGCTGCACGAGTTCTGCCCAGGCTTTCAATCCCACATCCATCATGATAGCATCCTCCCCAGCTCCTTCTCCAGACGCTTCATAATTAATGCATTCATGCCACCTTCCAGCTGTTGAACAGCAATATCAAAGTAATGTCGACCAATGAACGATCGTGGCTTAGCCATAAATCCACCCTTTGCCCTGGGATCATAGACAAATGTTCCATTTGTTGCCCAATAGCCGGGGACAAAGTGCGCCTTATGGATGGTGTAGCCATCATTGAGATAGCGTGCGTAAGTAAGGTTTGAACCCACTTCGATAGAAATAGAGTTACGGTCTACATCCCATTCCCAAATGTTATTGTCCTCCCCACGAGTAAAGGAGTTCCACATCAATCCAGTGTCAATCAGATCCTGTTTATCAATTTCATCGATGACCAGGTTCAAAAGTGTTTCGCCCACAGCTTCAGCAATGTTCTTAAGGATCTGACTAACCCCTTCGTCGCTCAGCTTCTTGAATTTCTTGGCCAAACCATCAAAATCATGCATGTTCACTGCCCTTCACCTCGCAAGTCACCAATAACTCACGCCAGTAACGGCGAGGGTTAGAGTCAATCACCAGATATTTACGTCCGAACAGCAACACCTCGTCACTAATTCGGACGTCTGCTGTCTTCGGAACCCCAATTGTCTTTTTTACAATGTATATGACAGGAGTGGATTCTGCCTTAGCATCAGTCTGCGTCTTAACAACGAAACATTTCAAATCTGCGATCTTTCCTGCCTTCCGATCGCTGAATAGATTGTCCGCATCCTGCTGGCGGCCGACCCGGTAGACTGCCAACGGGGTATTCATGCGGTGATTCATAGCAAATAGGCCGTGATGTTCCCATCATTCGGCCCGGACTGCTGCTTCTTGACCCACAGGAAGAGGATAGAGTCCACATCAGCATTGCCTGTAGTCTTCCCTTCAACTGCCTGTCGGGTATATGTCCAAGCGCCGTCACTTTCCGCTGAGTAGCCGCGGGCGACGGAAGCCAGGTATTCCTCACTATCCTGCAGAGCCAGTGACTCCGCCAGCTTCACCCAGGCCAGCATGAGCTGCTTATCTGCCTCCTCCGGAAAAGAAACAGGCAAATACAACTCAATCCGGGTCTGTGCGTCATCAATGTACTGATTAAGCAAATCCTCTGTCGCCTCTTGTACAGCACTGACACGGCTGCGGTTCTTAAGGAGTGTCGTTGTTAGCATCCGGCACACCGCCGCCCTCCAGCACCTTCAGTGCAGTGATCAACTTCGGCTTATTCATATCCGCAAAGCCTTCAATGCCTGCTTTCTTCGCTTTGTCCTTTAGTTGGACAACTGTCAGATCTTCCAGCGGAATGACCTTCTCTGCATTCACTTCAAAATCAGGATGCTCATGCAGTTTTTCCAGCACAACCGAATCTTCCACCAGTACCGGATTAGCTGGCTCAAAACGAATACTATACAGCCGAAGTGAGGCGTTCTTGCCTCGATAGGTTACGTATGGCATTAGAATTCCACCCCTTCCACATAAGCCAGTGCCTGAGGTTCTTCAAAAATGGCGTCAAAATCGGAATGAATCGCATAGAAACGCTTATCAGTCCAGATTGCCTCCTTGCCCTCAGTCGTCTTCCGAATCTGCATATCGTAGGTGTGGACCATTGCAAAGTTCGGCTGATACGTAAAGAGGATCGCTCCCTCTGGCATACTCCAGACCTCTTCTACATCATAAGCATTGACTTTCTTCGTGCCCCCCAAGATCTGCAATTGAATAGATGCGCTGGTGTCCTTCTCAGCCAACATTTGTAGTCGCTCGCTGAAAGTATTTGGATGCATAAAGTATTTAAATACCCCACCAGCACGATAACGGGTTGGTATCGCACGTTCGACCTCAAACAAAATCCCTGTTTTCTCTTTAGCCGAAAGTGTCTTCCAATCTAAGTAATGACCGGTGGTACGTGCCTTCTTCAACCAACCGTCATTTATGCTCAAAAACTCATAATCCGGATCCGTGTTCGAAGTTGCCGTATCACCATTAAAACCGATGTCTTGCATATTCTCACCATAGTTGTTAGCCATAGCCCGCATGATAATATCCTCTGCGTTTTGTCCACGCACCCGCTGAGTTTGGCGAATAAATTCCTCGGTAATATCAAATGGAACAATTACCGGCTCCACTGAATAAGGGATCTGTGGAAAGGTCAAACCAGGCGTGTTGGAAGCCATAATATTCTCTTTTTTACTGCGCATGTTCCGGCCCCGTACACCTACTTTATCAATTGTCCCTTTTGAACTCTTCCGGTTCTCATGACGAATCCCTTTTAGGAAGCCATTTGCTTCGTACGCCATATCCGTAAAGGCCTCGACTTCCTCATAATTCAGAGCGTTTTGATCCATTGATGTGACGATAGTTGATTTACGAATGCTCGTACTAGCGATGTTACCGTTTGTTCTCATGATTTGCATTCCTCCTTCGAATTACAGGAAGCGTCCGAAACTAACGGCGCCTTCTGATTTGCTGATTTCTTCTTCATCACCTTGCGCGGAAGCACCACGGCTATTCTTTACCAATTGCACATCGGCTGCCAGCGTCTGCATCTGCTCACTTAGTGGTGCCAGAGCTTTTGCTATGGCTTCTGTAACTGCATTCTCTTCTACGGTAGTAGCTGGAGCAGCACTACCTGCAGGTTGGCCACTTTCAACACCTTCTTCTTTCTTAAGCTCCGCAATCTCAGACGTCAGGCCTTCCACCTGCTTTGCGATCGGGGCCAGTGCGGCCGTTACAGCCTTGGCAATATCTTCAGCTTTCAAATCGTTATCCTCCTCGAGCTCTTGTTCTACAGGAGCCGTTTTATTTTTAAGCTCGGTCAATGCTGCAATAGCATCGTCGACGTGTTTCAGGTTACCTGCGGAAATCTTCTTCCCAGCTTTGGCAATTTTCTCTGGGGGTGTACCGATGGCTTTGACGATATCTTCCTTGGTCAGCACATCCTCAGCAATATCAACAAAGTCCTGCAGGGCCTCCCGGATGGTCTCCGGATCGGTTTCCAGACCACTTTGCCAAGTGTCCCAATTAAAAAGAACCGAGTTGAGGGCATCCTGTGCCGCCCAAAATTCTCGGTTCTTCCGGTTCTTATGATATTTATCTGCGACCGCGCCTTTCTCAATCAGGCCCAGCGCCTTGGCTATTCGGCTCAAGATTCCCTTGGATACCTCCTCTTCCTCCTCGATCTCTTCCCGCTTCCCAACACCCCACATTGAAAATCCGGTTATCTCACCTTTCTTGATGTCTTCCCAAGTGTCGTCGTCAGTGACTTTCACAGCTGCCACCCAGGAGCCCTTCGAGATCTGCTGCTCACCAAGCGTCATGTCGCAAGGAGCAATGTACGACTCAATGACAAAACCCTTATCGACTTCGAGATCATGCTGCTTGTCGATGTTATAGGTGTGCTGCTTCTCCATGAAGAGGTGGGCTGCCTTCTCGATCTCGACTTCATCCATTTGATCGTCATGTGCGTCTGCCACATCGGGCTGATACACCACGCCCTTTACAATCCGCTTATCATCGTCAATCTTGGCGATTTGCACCTGCTTCTGGATGGCGTTCTTCCCGGCAGCCTTGATGATAGCAAACGGCACGCCGTTGGCTCCCTTGTCTACCAGAGAGATATGCGTGATTTTAGCATCTTTCAGTTTATAGCTCATATTCTGTTCTCACCTCCTTTCAATAAAAAAGAAGCTATTATTAGATGACTCCTTGCAGATTCTGAATTGTAATGGCGCCAAAATTCGTTAAATAAATAATAGACTGAGCCTAATAATAGAAACGGCGGCAATCATGGACAAAAATTGCCCTAGACTACCGCCGGTTTTTAACTATCGTGTCCGTTAGTTCAATTAGAATGGGTTTTCTCCTTTTACAAATGGAATAGAGATTATGTAAATTGAACCAATAAAAAGAAACCAAAAAAATTTTGATTTCAGACGTTGCTTAAAGTAGATAGTATTCTTCATAATAAATAGTCCAGTAATAACCGTGTATAATACAAAAAGAAAGTAAGAAACTCCGAACCAATTAACCCAAACATTACCTATAAATTCAATTCCAAAACTCTCATAAATTTTACTTGCTACATTTACAGTAAGTAACAAGCCAATAGCCAAAAAAACAATTGATTCAAGTAATATAACAACATCTTTTTTTAAGCCTTGCATAACCACCTCATCTCCTTTTAAAAACACAGTATTCCATCGACAGCCTTCTCCTGATCTCTATTAAGCTATCGTGTCCCGTTAGGTTAGCGAATTTCGCGCTAGCCATTCCTCTTTAATAAGACCGTATATAACTCGGTCAAGGTATTGATTGTGCAGCAACTCGTAGTTTCGAATTACCCCTTCCTGAGTAAATCCTAGACGTTCTGGTATCGCCCTACTTTTGATGTTATTAGTTGCTGCTCCAATCTCAACCTTAGTTAAATGTAAATCATTAAAAGCATGCGTTATGAAGGTATTACAGGCCTTAGTCATAATACCTTTACCTTCAAATTTGGACCCTAACCAATAACCTATTTCAGTTCTTTTAGAATCCGAATCAATCCATAAATATCCTATTGATCCTACGATTTCTCCTTTATGCCAGATACCCGCCCAGTATCCATTATTATTTGCAAATCTACTTAAAGATCGATGAATAAAGGCCTCTGTATCATCAACTGTAATTGTTTTATCAGGAAACTCAAGCCAACTTTTTAAAGAATCACGACTACCATCAATTAAATCAAATAACTCTTGAGAATGTGTCTGCTGGAGAATAGATAGGTATGTCTGATCATCAATTATAGCTATGTACATAGAATAGCCCCCTCATTAAATCATCCAAAATTTGGTTACACCTATCGTAACAAAATACAATTTTATAAGCTACCTTGAGATTAATGGAGTATCCTGCTAAACTGCCCGTTATTTGACCAAAGGGCTACCTCTCGGTAGCCATCTCATTATTGACTATAGTTTCCCGTTAGGTTAATGAAGACCCTTTAAAAGCCAATAAATCTTTTGTGTTAATATGTTTAATATCAGAAATTTGCCCACTTGTAAGCATCTCATAAAGACCGTCAGGAACAAGTTTATACTGAAGGTTTTCTTCAAAATCATCTAAGCTCTTCCAAACAGCTATAAACTTTTTGTCCCCCTCAATCCCTTCAAATTCATTCTTGTTGTAGTCATCCATTCGACTAAAGCTCGCTTCATAAATAAAATCATATTCATGCCCAATTTCTCCGTACCAAGGGAAGATGTGCTCGATAATTCCTATCAATCTTGGTTCAATAATATCAATATTAATTTCCTCTTTTACTTCTCGTATTACAGCTGATTTGCTATCTTCCCCATACTCAATCGTGCCACCAACTGGGCGAAATGTAATGATACCATCTTCTTCCGGGAATTGTTCAAGTAATATTGATTCTCTTCTTTTAATAATGCAAAGAGAACAAGCTCTATACCGCAAATTTTTCACTCCTCATAGTATTTGATGTTTCAAATGTATTCCATATAAGTATTGCGTTATCCTGCCCGTTCGCTTAATGATCATCATCAGCTTATTACTCTATTTACTCAGTCTTCTATTCCTCATTCAAAATAATCCCCTCCATTTTTTTTAATTCATATTAACTAAAAGAAGAAGATTAGTTGGGAAATTACCTTTTTCATTCCATTACAGATTGCATCGTACACCGGCAGCGGATAATCTCCTCAGCACGTCCAGAAGGATCTCCCGGAAACATCAACTTACTCTTACCGACTTCAAAAGGCTTGTTTAGCGGCTGCACCTGGCCATTGGCTTTACGGTGTGTCTTACGGGTCCGATCGCCCTTGGAAGACCTCCACTTCTTACCAGTGACCACCTCAGATTGCTTCCAACCCTCCATCTTACCGCCGTTGGCCGCTGCAGTGCTCATTGTACGAGAAACGGTAATGGCCCTCTCCATCATAAAAGGACCAGCTTCTCCTTTGGCAGCCACTTCGCTGACACTCCTAACCAATAGCGCACGTTCAGAAGGTGTCTTCCCCTCTTTTATGGCTTTTTGAAATGCCCGGGTCATAACATCCTTGCTGGTCCCGTTCATAACAGGAACAAGCTTCTGCAGATTCTTTGCGAACCGGGATGCCGCCTTATTCTTGTTAGACCAGATCTTGTCGGTGTTCAGCGACGTTAGTTCCGATTCGCCAGCTAGATGGTACAGCGGAGTGAAAGCATCATACACTGCTTGCTCGAACTGTACCGTAAAGAGATCCCCGCTCTGAACCGACAGTAGCACCTTCCCAAGTTCACCGATATCAATCAGTAGTTCCTCACTGAGTTCCAGGATTGCATCATGCAGCGCCTTCCCCTGCAGCTCAAGGATTTCAACTATTCGGGTTTCACCCTGCTTGTACAAATCTTCCAGCACTGTCCACTCCGCATGAGTCAGCTCCAAACTATCCAAAAACTCAGTATCGTCCGCTTTGGCGATGAGCTCCCAGCATTCTTTACACATGACTGACTACCTCATCGTGGCTCTGCCGCAGTAGACGCTTGGCAATGATGGATACCTGCTCCTGCAGATCGTTCACATCAGAGTCGTGTTCAGGCACGGTTAATACAGGCTGACTATTAATCAGTTGAGCAATCGGTGTATCTAAATATTCATCAGTGTATTTTGACTCATCGACCGTTGTATCAAGTACCTCTTCAGCGATCGGGATTAAATCTCTGATCAACATAATACCGCGGTCTGCGATAAAGTCCAGCAGCGCCTTGCGGTCTTCCGGATCAATAATACGCGGTCCACGTAAAGTCGCCCGTACGCGGAAGATGCCCATGGCAGGGAATAAGCGTTTATTAAAGATCTCGTCCATGATCCACTTGCGGTACGGTTCAAAGACCTGTTCCTCTGCAAACCGCAAAGCCGCTTGCGCCGTCGCTCGGTTGTAATCGGAGCTTTGGCCGACAAGTATCGGTGGCAGCCGAAACGCGGAGAGGATATCGGCTTTCTTGTCCTTTCCGTACTCTAGAAACAAGGCATCCTGCTGCAATAGATCGTTCAGTTTGTCTAGCTTAATAGAGACCTTCTCAACTTTCTCATCTAACGGACCACCAGTCTCTTCCCCGATGGCTTCCAAGTAGAGTATGCCGCCCTGGGATTGCGAACCCTTAACATTCTTCAGAAGCTCCATAGATTGTTTCGTTAACCGACCATTGGTCACTGTCAGCAGCATGGAGAGCATTCGGCCGTTACTGAAATAAGAAACATTGAGTTCCTCGGCTTCACGACTTCCAACCACTCCTGGTGCATTCCCGAACCAACGTGGTTCGCCGTAAGGACCATCGTTACCAAGTTTTAAGGGAATAATCTGATTGCCTTGACCCTCGGTTCCAAATGGTCGGAACCACACTACAGACTGCCCTCGCTTCATAGCATATTTCCGGGCATAGATATCTTGGGAGAATTCCTCTACCTTCTTCGATGACCGGATCAGCCGCTTACGCTTGATCGTCACCTTATCCGTCTCCCGGGTACAGCGAACGAATTTCGGATTGATTCGGTAGAGTGTCGGAAACTCACTGCCGGCAGGCCAGGCGACCTCCACATTTGCATTCCCACTACTCTCGATGTCCTCAATCAAGGAGCCGATAATCTCATCCGGCGTATCCTCCAGGTTACAGGTCTCCAAGAACTTATCAGCCTTGTTCCACTCCTCCTGCGCTGTCTGATCACTCTCACCGGGGAGGTACTCCAAAGCAATACCATATCCAGCAATGTTCCGTTTGTATGCCTCGATGCACTGTGGAATAATGTTGCTGTTCTTGACCAGTAGCTTGCAGGAAGCAGGGTCATTTCCTGGCGGAAACGGTAGCAGACCGTGCTGATCGTATAGGTTTTCGAAGCTATCCGGCAGCTGCGCACTGGAAGGAATATGCCTGTCCTCTGCTTTTGAAATCTGAAACCACTGTGCTTCACCACTCATTCATTACACCCACCCCACATCATGATCAGATCGCTCCTCTCTCTCTTTTTTACGCTGCTTTACACGCTGCAACAGATAATCCGTATGGATACCGTATCGGCGTGCGTCACAGGTATGGTCGTTTTGCTTAATGGGCTTGTCTTCGCCCCGTTCAGCGGCTTTTTCATCCCATACGTAAGACACCAACTCCTGAAGCGAATTGGTGTTATCTGCACAGATATAAAGTTCATTGTTCTGGAACCGGTTGGACACTGTCTGAATACCGTCCAGTACGGTATTCACCGCAGCTCGGATATTGTTGATCCCACGCTTCTTCAACTCAATAATAAAAGCCTTTGCTGATGGGTCGATGAAGATTGAATACTCATCACCATCAAGGAAGGCCTCAAGGTCATCCGCATATTCACCATTCGTTTTCTCACCCTTATGGCGGATATTGTGATAATACTCATCGATTTCATAATAGACGTTCCCTCGGACCCCGTATTTCAAGAATGCCGTCGGGTTGTTGGCCCCGTAGTCAATACAAATGAACTTGCGATCAAACTTGGCCGGGAACCAGTCTCGGGGTTTCTTATGGACCGCATCATTAAACTTAGAGAAAATCACTCCCTCCGCCATAACCCAAAGCCCCAGGATGTACCGCTGATAAAATATCCCGCTGTACATGCGACGGTACCGCTCCCGTACACGCTCTGAAAGAGAAAGGTTGTCCTCCATTGTGAAGTGTAGGTGCAGTGCGTGTTTCTTCTGCAGCTGGTCCAGCCATTCCTTTTTAAACCAATGATATGGTCCCGCAGGGTTGCAGTTAAACCAGAGCTTGGCACCATCCACAGAACAACGAGCAGTCGCTTGGTCAACGAAGGACTTCGGCATGAGCGCCACTTCATCGAAGAACATCCCTGCCAACGTGATCCCGGCGATTAGATCCTGTGAGCTTTCATCTCGTCCACCAAATAAAAAGAACCGATTGCTTATTAAGCCCCGGGTCACAGTCAAAACATTTTCAGATCGATTGTCATGAACATGATACCCACGGCTGGATAGCATACGTTTCAGCGGACCGACCACGTTACGTCGTAGCGCACCAATGGTCTTCCCTGACATGCCGAACTGTTCTCCTCGGAAGGTGTCCATTGCCCAGGCTATATAGGAGAATGACATACAGACCGTCTTGCCGGCCCGGACGGAACCATCACAGATGATTGCATCTTTATCGTGGTGCGGGCTCTCTGGCATCCACCAAGTAAGAACTTTAAGCTGCTTGTTGGAGAATGGAGCCCATTTGAATGCCGGCGGCTTGAGTTTAAGCTTCACCATCGTTCCACACCTCCGCCGCCCTACCCTTCAGCGCATCCAAGAAACCATCGTCTTCGAAGTCTTCCTTACCCCCGCCACGAAGCATCTGTAACTCATACTCCATGGTCTCGATACGGATACGCTTTTCGTCGTCAGTCAATCGATTCTTGAGCTCAATGGCGCGGATCTTCTTATCCTGGATGCGGGTTAATGCTTCCTCCAGCTTCACAATATCGTCCAGCTTTCGGAAACCCTTCTCTTCGATCTTCGACTCCATCATTTCATTTCTACTGTGTGGGATCTTCTTCGTAATTCCGGTCTTCTCATCATGGATCTCCGCGACTTCCTTGATGGCCTTCATCTCGTAGAGCACACTGCGCTCGGTCTCGGATAACCCATCCATCAGGGATTTGATCCGGTGCATCATGCGGCGCTCACGGATCGTTAGAAGATAAAGGGATTCATTCGCCTGGATGATCGGGTCAGTGTCCACCTGATCGATGAGCTGCTGCTCTGTTTCGGTTAACGCATCCAACCAAATGGTTTCATACTCGCCTGTGGTGACTGCCTTCTTGTTGCCAGGCGGCCCACCGGCACCACCGCTGTTTCCCTTCGCATTTTGATTGCCCGGAGGAGCACCACCTCGATTGCCGACTGCGTTTTTGTTCCCTTTGGGAGCGCCGCGAAGTGGAACGCTCCCTTTCATTTCAATTGGAACGCTCCCTTTGGATACAAGTGGAACGTTCCCTTTGACTTCCTTTTCCCAATGATCAATTGACTTCCATTTTCGCACCTTATTTTCGCCAACAAAAAGAGCAGCTGCGATGTCCTTAAGCTTCATCGTCCCGCCGCTCTCCAGCCACATCTGCTTTGCCTTGTCCCGCTCGGGACTGCGTTCTCTGGTCATGCTACATTTCACCACCTCCTAAGTTAAAACCTCTCTCAATATTTTCCGATATAAGAAAAAGGAGGATGATACTGATGTCTATATTAAACCTGATCGCTACTGCATTTTTATTATTTTTAACTATTTTATTGATTTGGGTGGAAAGAAGTAAATATGTCAAGCTAAGAAAACAAGTTGAGAATCTAATAGAAAGGGCAATCTGCACTCAAAGTCTAAACTGTTATGATGAGGTAACAAAACTTATTAAAGCATATACTCACATAAACAGCGACCCAGATATTAATATGAAGCGAATTATTCTAGAGTTAAAGTTTTTGAAAGAATCAAAAGGTAAGGATCAAGGATTTGAGGATCTTTTTAAAATGATCTCATCAATTATTCCCTTAACAGCAGTAATAGTGACAATAAGCATTGCCTTATTCAAAGAAGATTTAGAAACTTTATTTAGTTTTGGAGACCTAGCTTTTAATTTAGTCTCATTACTCTTAATGTTGATAATTTTCGTCAATTTGTATTCTTTCATAAATAATTTCGCTACAGCAAGATCAAATATACTTATAAATAAGCACTTGTTAATTGCGGAGGAAATTCATAAAGAAGTACCAACCGTCGATTCTACTAATGAGGCTAACGATAATAAAAAAACTGACAAATTAAAATCAGACTAAAATTCATCCTTCTGCAGCTCAATATCTATTTCAATCAGCTTCTTTAGGTCGTCCACCGTCTTAATCTCAATTCGGCCGTCCTGGAAGTCCTTGACCCACTTAGCAATACCAGCCTTAACGATCTTACGGTATTGCGCCTTACTCTCCAGGATACCAGCCATAACTTCAAGCTCATGCTGCAATAAAATTTCATCTTGTGTTCCCATTTACGTACCCCTCGACTTTCCGTTATGATGGAATGCGAGACAGCGGATGACTGTGAATGCCACGCGTGGCGCGCCGCTGTCTCAGCCGGGGGATACCCTGGGTGATCGGGAGGACGTTAGCGCGTCCTCCTTTTAATTTGAGCAAAAGAAAAACCGCCCAATGATGAAGTGACCCCTTAAAGTTAGACAGGTATATAATTAAGCGACTTGTTGGGCCTGAGTTCGGTACTGTACCGGACTCAGGCCTTTTAGTTTTGCCTTAATTCGCTTGTTGTTGTAATAATCGATGTATTTTGATAGTTCTTGTTTGAAATGTGTGATACTTTCGAATTCCTTTAAATATAGAAATTCAGATTTCATGATACCAAAGAAGTTCTCAATGACGGCGTTGTCGTAGCAATTACCTTTACGGGACATACTTTGCTTGATATCGCGTTCTTCAAGGGCATGACGATACTGCTTCATCTGATAGTGCCAGCCTTGGTCAGAATGAATAAGGAGGTTATCTTCATCGGTTAATCGACGGAATGCTTGATCTAACATCGTTGAAACAAGCGAGTAGACCGGTCTTGAACCGATTGTATACGTAATAATCTCACCATTATATAGATCTAGGATTGGAGATAAGTACAGCTTTTCTCCAAATAATTTAAACTCTGTAATATCCGTAACCCACTTCTCATTTGGATTCTCAGCGTGGAAGTTACGTTCTAATATGTTCGGTGCGAGTTTGCCAATCGTCCCTTTATAGGAACGATATTTCTTCATACGTACCACACACTTTAAACCCAATACCTGCATCAAGCGTTGTACCTTTTTATGATTCACATGGTGTCCTCGATTCACTAACTCGTCACGAATACGACGATAACCATAACGGCCCTCATGCTCCTCGTAAATCGCTTGAATAACGTCTTTTAGCTTCTTATCTCTATCGGGCATACCAAACGTTTTTACCACGAAATAATACGTACTACGAGGGATATCTGCTAGCTGTAGCAGTGCTTTCACCGAAAATTCGTTCCTTAGTTCATTGACTACTCGTGCTTTGTCTTGTTTGGTGATTTTTCCTTGTTTTGAACTAAGGCATTCAACTTTTTTAAATATGCATTTTCCATTCTCAAACGCTCTACCTCTGCTTGTAATGCCTCAACAGACCCTTCTTTTAACGTTTGAATCTTTCGTTTATTAGGTTCTTTTTTCATGGATGGACGCCCCTTCTTCTTTGGTTGTAGGGCGTCCATTCCATGTAACTCTAAGCTTCTATGCCAGCTTAAAATGGTACTATGACTCGCAATATTAAATATCGCAGCCGTTTCTCTAACAGACGTCCCGAATTCGTTCATATAATTAAGTACGTCTAGTTTAATCTGTGCAGGATATGATGTATAGCCCTTTTTAAAAGCTTCTTCACCATGATGCTCATATTGACTAATCCAGTTTGAAAAGACAGAATGGTGAATCCCGATTGATTTTGCAATGGTTTTCAAGCTCTCGGATCCCTTTTTATAACGCATAACGGCTTGGATTTTTTCGTCTGTACTGTACCTGGTCAT